CGGCACAGTTATCCTGAGCACCTCCCGCAAATTATTTACAAAATTCTTTATTATACAATTAGTAATCTAACAATTTTTACAATATATACACAGATCAATGTACACAAAACATGTATTACAATAACACGCAAAGCCTAAATATGCATTTAACATGAAACATGCAGATTTGGTATCCATATACGCGAAAGAATTTTGCTTATTCCATTGGCAGATTTCAAACTGCCTCATCCTTCTTTGAGTGAGGAATTAGGACTCGTATTTTTCTTTCCACATTTCAACACGTTGTTGATATGTTTCATCGAGACGAGTACATAGATGGGTTAAATCAGCCAGTTCTGCAACTAGCTTCATCTGTTCCCTTCTGTTTTCGTAAACATCCTCACCGTGGTTAAACCATTCGAGCAACGCAGTATCCATATTCATAGCTGCTGCATGTCGCTCGCTAAGTGGAGCGCCCTTGGGACGCATATAACAGTGCAATGACTTGAAGATTGATTTCTCAACTAAGGCTCCAAGGTAAAGTCCCAAGGATTCATGATAAACCGATTTCCGTTTGAGGAATTCAAATTCTTCCAACTTCAAAAATTCGGTCAATTCACTGTCTTTATCTGGCATCGTATAAATCTGTCCATACGACTTCAAGAACTTCGACATAGACTTAATGTTGAATTCGGTGAAATCTTCATCAACCGTTCCAATATTGTCATCACCATAAGTCATAAAATTCACAGCTTGTCGAAAATTAAATGAAGTATCTGGATAAATCGTAAAGAAACACGCACGAGCGTTCAAACTACCACAAATACCGTTGATAACAACTGTCAACGAATTGCCAGAGATATGTCCACCTTCTGTCAAACCAACTAAATCACCATTGAAAGCAATAATAGAATAGACTATATCACCACACATCGTTTCCATTACGTTCAAATCTTCCTCTTTATAATCGCACAAACGCGCGAAATCAATGAGGATCCGAAGTGAAGCGAAAATGAGCTGCGATGGCATGAATTGGTCATAGTTCTTATAATCACCACCAATGATGCGGTCGGTCCCACGTGCAAGCACGTGTGCATAAAATTCATTCCACTCAGGTCCATGACAATTGATTCCAACTGCACATTCTGACCTCAATGGATTCATCTGCAACACACGTACGATAGGTAGAAAATATCTCCGTATAAGAAAAGTCAAAGCAATTGGATTGCCAAAGAATATTCGACACTTGTCCTTAGACAAAATCTCGTCTTTCTTGCATGCCTTAGCAACAGTAAAAGCTCGTATTCCTTGCTTGTACAAACTGAGGCAACGCTCAACTTCCTTAACGATAACATCATCAAATTCACGTGGGTGTTGTCGTTCTTCATTAGCTTCAGCGAAACGCACATATTTCCTCTTCTTGCCTGACAATGGGAAACCAATGGAAGTGCTCAAATTGATACTATCAATGAACTTCTTTCCATCAATTCCACAAAGATTTTCATCATCAGTCAAAGGACGTGCATTACACCACAAAGAACTCTTGAAAACTCCTACTAGTGCCTCCTTATAATCCAGAACACATCTCGATAACAACTTGTGCTCATAAGGTAATGCTGGTATAGCCATAGTACTTAAACAGGCTTGCCAACCATACCAATCTGGTTTCATTTTGGGAGGTCCATATATGTTAGGTGCATCACACACCATCATTACATGTTCACTAATAGGGGTGACTTTCACATCGGATTTGGAGGTAGAAGCACCAGGACACTTGCCATAATATTCAATTTGAGATCCATGAGGTAAATAATTCATTGGACTCTTGGCACATGGTTCCTGGGTGTCGTCAACAATTTTGACACCAAGTACTTCTGCTTCAAATTTATCTCCAGATCCGGATACGATAACACCTTCAATCTTCTTAAGTTCTTGAATTGCTTGCAACGCATCTTTCTGTAGAAGTGTTCCACTTGCACCAGATGGCGTGTTTGCGTTCCCACCAAGATGTAACCCAGAAATACAGGGTCCTCGGCCATGTGAAATTAAAGTAGCTCCACACAAACCTTTAAATGTATTCTCGGTGAGTGACACATATCGTTGTCCCAAAAATTTGGTATCAACTTTAGTGTCAATCTCATCATGAGGGTTCGACAAACCTTCAGCTTC